GTGAATGGCCTGCGCGGTCCGCAGCACAGCCATGTCTGGGGCGACGAGATCGCCAAATGGCAGGGCGGGGTCGCGGTGTGGGACAATGCGATGATGGGCCTGCGCCTGGGGGCCGCGCCGCGTGCGCTGGCCACGACGACGCCGCGCCCCGTGCCTTTGCTCCGCCGGTTGCTGGCGCAGGGGGATGTGGCGGTGACGCGCGGGCGGACGGCGGACAATCTGTCCGCTCTGCCGCCCGCCTTTTTGCAGGCGATGAAGCGCGACTATGCCGGGACACGGTTGGGACGGCAGGAGCTGGATGGGGAGATGCTGCTGGACCTGGAGGGCGCGCTGTGGACGCGCGACCTGCTGGAGCGATGTCGGGCACCGCGGATCGAAGCGCCGGTGGACGGTGCCGCCGACGGCCCCCTGTTGCGGCGGGTGGTGGTAGGCGTCGATCCGCCGGCAGGAAGCACGGGCGATGCCTGCGGCATCGTCGTCGCGGGGATCGGGCCGGACGGACGGGCTCATGTGATCGACGACGCCAGCGTGGAACGGGCGACGCCGGAAACATGGGCGCGGGCGGTGGCGCGGGCGCACCACCGATGGGGCGCGGACCGGATCGTGGCGGAGGCGAACAATGGCGGTGCGATGGTCGAGTCGGTCCTGCGTGCCGCCGATGCCGGGCTACCCGTGCGGCTGGTCCATGCCTCACGCGGGAAAGTGGCCCGCGCGGAGCCGGTCGCGACGCTGTATGAGGCGGGGCGGGTGGTGCATGCGGGACTGTTCGCGCAGTTGGAGGACGAGATGTGCGGCCTGCTGGCAGGCGGGGAGTATGCCGGGCCGGGACGGTCGCCGGACAGGGCGGATGCGCTTGTCTGGGCACTCACCGACCTGATGCTGGGACGCATCGCGGCACCGGGGCTTCGCATCCTGTAACGGGACAGAATCCGTAGTGGATGCAGACTGGAATCATGTTAGGTTCATGGTCAGGGCATCCGTATGCGGGACGGAAGGTCAGTGGAGAGTATCGTCGACCAAATAGCCAGATGTGAAACATTGCCGCTTTTGTGGCGGTTGATGGTCGGCTATTTTCGCGGACAGGGCTATGGAGCCATCTGCTACTTCATCTGTGGCCCCGGCGAACCGGGACAGGTGGCGGGAACGATATCCCCTGCTGTCCATCATGGTTTCAGCGAGCCGGTGATTAGCACATATCTGAACAGCAATTATGAACAGGTCGACATCGTGCCGCGCATGACGCTGGCTCAGGGCCGACCCCTGCGCTGGAGCGAGGTATGGGGAGCCGTCGAGACAACCGATGAGGAGCGGAGGTTTCTGGCGCTGCTCCGGTCGGTGGAACTGGGCGATGGATACACGCTCCCCTGCTATGGGCCGGCTCGGCGCGACGGCTATGTCTCGATCGGGAACATGACCGAAAATGCCGTGACCGACGATGTCAGATTGCGTGCGATGCATCTGACGGCGCAGGCTGCGCATTTGAGGATTTGCGAACTCACCGTCGGCGAGCCCCATCGCGGCAAGCCCCTGTCCGCCCGTGAGAGGGAAATCCTCGAGTGGGTGGCGCGGGGCAAGAGCAATGGCGTGATCGCGGATATATTGTGCATCTCCCCCGGGACGGTGGATACCTATTTGCGGCGCATATACGACAAGCTGGGCGTGTCCGACCGGACATCAGCGGCGGTGCGCGGCGTCGGCATGGGCCTGATCGCGGCGTAGGCGAAGGCGGCATAGGCGGTTGGGCGGCGCGCACAGACAGGCCGTGGCACGGCCGCACGAGGACGGCAAGGCGCTCTGGAGGAGAGATGATCCTGGAAACGGGAGAGATGCTGGGAAGGATCGAACGGGCGCGCAGCCTTCGCGCCCTATGGTCCCTTACGCGGCGATATTTCAACCGGGCCGGGTTCGGGGCCGTTGCCTATATATTGTTCGACCGGGGCCGGATGAGCGATGTCGTTGCCCTGTTGGAACATGGATTTTCCACGGAAATCGTCGATGCCTATGCCCGCATGGGAAACGGCCAGAACGACCCCACCCTGCGCGTGGTAATGGCGACCGGTCGGCCCGACACGCCGAGCCGGGTGGCAGCACGCTATAATCTGTCACCGGAGGAAAGGCGCTATCGGCGGACGATGGATCAGCTGGCGGCGGGCGACGCACTGTCGCTGCCCCTCTATGGCCCGCATGGTCGCGACGCCTACGTCATATTGGCAAAGCCGTCCGACCCGGATTTCTATCGCAACGCGCGACGGACCGAATTGCACATGGTGGCGCAGGCTGCGCACCTCAAGGCATTCACCCTGTCGCGGCGGCGCACGCCGGTGGGGGGGCATGGCCTGTCGCCGCGCGAGGTCGAGATTCTGCGCTGGGTGGCGCGGGGCAAGAGCAATGGGGTCATCGCCGAGATATTGGAAATTTCGCCGGGCACGGTGGACACGTACCTGCGTCGCCTGTTCGAGAAGCTGAACGTGACCGATCGCACATCGGCGGCGGTGAAAGGGGTGGGGATGGGGTTGATCCGGGTCTAAGGCCCCGGACCTATCGACATGCAGCCCGTGCGGGGTGGCGAGTGGGGGTGTTGCGTGTTTCCGATGCTCGCCAACTTAGGTCTGCAGCGCGTCAGGTCACGATCCATCTCAGTCATTTTTATGGTTCCATAATGAGTCGGCGGATGAAGGCATCTGCTTGCAAAAGTGCCCGAGCCCAATTTGTCCGTAGGCATTGCGGGTAAGCGGCCCGCCCCTGTCGGTAGCGCACAGCGCCAAGGAGTATCGTCATATGAAATGGTTCGGTCGGAAGGCCGCGGCGGACGCGTCGCGACCGGCGCTTTCGCGCGCCTGGATGAATGCAATAGCCGCCCCGCTGGGTGATTGGCCGAGCAGCTATGATGCGCAATTGCGCGCGGCGGTGCTGATCAATCCCGTCGCGCAACGCGCCATGCGGCTGGTGGCGGAGGCGGTGGGCGGCGTGGCCCTGTCGGCCACTGCGGTGACGCCGGAGGATGCGGCCCTCGCCACCCGGCTGGTGACGGAACGGTCGGGCGGGCAGGTGCTGATGGAGACGCTGGCCGCCAACATCCTGCTCCACGGCAATGGCTATGCGCAGATCGCGGGCGATGCGGAGGGTATTCCGATCCGCCTGTTTGCGCTGCGCCCGGAGCGGGTGAGCGTGGAGCCGGATGCGGCGGGATGGCCCGTCGCCTACAGCTATCGGGTGGGGGAGCGGCTGGCGCGCTATCCGGCGGAGGATGGCGCGGGGCGGACGGCGATCGTCCACCTGCGCGCCTTCCACCCGCTCGACGATCATTATGGACTGGGGTGCCTGGGCGCGGCGGCGGGCGCGGTGGCGATCCACAATGCGGCGACGCGGTGGAACAAGGCGCTGCTGGACAATGCGGCTCGGCCCTCCGGCGCGCTGGTGTATGAAACGACCGATGGTGCGGGCTTGTCGGGCGAGCAGTTCGACCGGCTGCGCGAGGAATTGCGCGACGCGTTTCAGGGGGCGGAGAATGCGGGCCGACCCATGCTGCTGGAGGGCGGACTGCGGTGGCAGGCGTTGAGCCTGTCGCCCGCCGACATGGATTTCGTTGGACTGAAAGCGGCGGCGGCGCGGGACATTGCGCTGGCGTTCGGTGTGCCGCCCATGCTGCTGGGTCTGCCCGGCGACAATAGCTACGCCAATTATCGCGAGGCGAACAAGGCGCTGTGGCGTCAGACGATCCTGCCGCTGGCGACCATGATCCTGAGCGGGCTGGCGCAGGGTCTGCGCAACCACCTGCCTGCACTGGAACTGGGTGTCGATCTGGACCGGGTCGCGGCGCTGAGCGAGGACCGCTCCGCGCTGTGGGATCGGGTGGCGGCTGCGGACTTCCTGTCGGACGAGGAGAAGCGGGCGATGCTGGGCATCGATGCGGCAGGGCAGGCACGGGAGGGATAGGCCATGCAGGATCACGACATGCTGGCGAGCCTGGTTGCGCAGGCGGAATCGGAGGGTGGAGATATCGTGATGATCCGCGCGATCATCGAAGAGGCGAGCATGATCGGCGCGGACCGGGCGCTGGATAGGCTGGGACTGTCCGATGGGAGCGCGGCGAGCGATGTGCGCGAGCTGCGCGAGTTGCTGGGCAACTGGCGCGATGCCAGGCGGGCGGCGCGGGCCGCGGTAATGGGCTGGATGGTGCGGATCGTTCTGATGCTGCTGCTTCTGGCGCTGATGGCGCGGGCGGACATCGTGCCGGGAATGCGCGCATGAGCGAGAGCGAGGCACCGGTCCGTTTTGCGGGCTATGCGGCTGTGTTCGACCGGGTCGACCAGGGCGGCGACCTGATCCTGCCCGGTGCGTTCGCAGACAGCCTGACACGGCGGATGGCCCTGCCGATCCTGTGGCAGCATGATCCCGCACGGCCCGTGGGCGTCGTCGAGCGGATTGCGGAGGACGCGCGGGGGTTGCGGGTTATCGGGCGTGTATCAGCGGGGCGCGCGGCGGAACTGGTCCGGCAGGGCGCGCTGGACGGACTCTCCTTTGGCTATCGCGTGGTTGCCGCCGATGGCACGGGGCCACGGCGGCTGACGGCGCTCGACATCATAGAGGTTAGTCTGGTCACCCACCCGATGCAACCACTCGCACGGATCCATGCGCGCGAGTGACCGCATGAGAGAGCGAAGGGTTCAGGCGTAGAGGGCGCTGTCCTTGCTTTCCTGGATCGCGGCGGGGACGGGAATCTGTTCGCCTGCACCAGCATCGGCCAGCTGTTCGACCTCCCGACGGCGCGGTTTCGTCCAGGCCGAGACCCATGTCTCCGCCAGCGTGATCGGCAGCATCCAGAAGGCGAGCAGGGGATTGGCGCTGGCAAGGGACGCAGCGGTCGTGGGTGCAGAGGCATTCGCGAAATAGGACATGGCAATTCTCCCGAGGTCGAGCGGCAAACGCATGACGCGCGTCGAATGTCCGTGACCCACGACGAACCGGGGCCATGCGAGCGGAAAGCCGGACCGGCCAATTGCATATTTCGGGGCGGTGCCGGTG